GCTTTTCTTTTTTTGTTTTTGCCTTTTCTACTTCTTGAAAGATTTCAGAATATGATTTATACATTAGAATTCACCAATAACGTCCATTAAGTTTTTCAATCTGTTTTTAATAAAATAGTTGAGTAGACCATTTCGTTTAGGAATTTTGTAGTTGTCATATTCATTCATGATCTTATCAACGATTTGATCAGGAACCTTTTCTAAATCGACAAGTGACTCATTCCTTCGATAGTTCTTGAGCATTTGCTCATCACAGAACTTTTCTGGTTCAAGATCTACCCATCCTGCGAGTTTTTTAGATGCGAGAGGTTTCTGCCTTTTCTTGCTGATAATAGAACTGTCTTCAGATAGGAAGTTAGGGATACCGTCACCTCTATCACCCTTCATGATATGCTCACGAAGAAAACAATGTGGATCATTTATGCGGATCCATTTCTTTAAGACTGGACTATATTGATCAATGTTCAAATACTTTTGTAGTTGACCAAAGTCTTTATCACCAGAAAGTATCAGAACTTTCTCAGTATCTGTATTATTTAGATAAACTCCAAATCGTTTTGAGAGGACACCAATAATATCATCTGCTTCCGCACGTTCTACCTGAATAATCCTGTAAGGGAAATATTCTTTGAGTTCGTCTCTGATCTTATTCAAACAATCAAAGATCTTATTCCAATCGTGCGTTGATGCTTTACGATCTTCTTTACGATGTGCCTTGTAGTAAGGGAAGATATCCTTGCGCCAATAGTTCTTATCGTCACAAGCAATAATCAATTCACCGTATTCTTTAGTGAACTTATTTCTGTACATCCGTATAGAGTTGAGGATCATGTGTCTTACCAAGTCCTCGTTCACGTCTGGTTCCCGATTCAGAGAAACCATCAGATTACTAATCATAACCTGATTCAAGTCTAATATGAGCATTCTTCTTCCATTTATTTAATTTGAACACCCATTTTACTCTTCTTTGTCCAAAAGGTCAAGCTTTTTAAGAAATAACTCGTCCCACCTTAGATTCCAACTGTTTCTTTCGGCATCCCACTCTACTGCAACCGACTTTTCTACGATCTCTTGGAATGGGTGATTGATCTTAAAGTGAGACAGTACCAATGATCGAAGTGCTTCTGCGACATAATAGAAGTTCTTTGAGAAGTTCTCATCTCGCTCTTCGAATCCATACTGCTCTAACATCATTGTTACATTAGTCAATAGTGTGTTCAGTAAATCGTTAATCTTTTGTATTTCTAAATCAATATCATCTAACTCTTTTGCTAATCTTTTATCTTTAAGGTTTACAATGTTTTTCGTCATTTACGACTTTCCTTATCCATTTCTTCAGTCCACTCGCCACCTATGTCAGCGTAGTATGTATTGACATTTCTAGACGCATTTCCATCTTCGTCATAAGCCATTTTGATACAAACGTTTTTCATCACCTGATCTTCATACTCACCATAGAACATATTCACCCAATCACCAGTTCTAAGATATGATTCCATATTGCGAATGTATCCTTTAATTGAGAACACTTTCGCTCTTGCTTTTGGAATCTTCTTGTTTTCTTCTTGCTTGGCGACTGATAGAAGTTCTTTCTGCGTCTTGATCCATTGCTTGACATTCTTAAAGTTGAGAGGATCATCGTCACCTCTTGCCAAAACCGATGGATGGATAGACTTATACTCAGGTGGATTGTTTTTCGCTCGCTCTTCCCTTGCCTTTGCTAGTCGCGCAACTGCTGCTTCCTTTTGTTCAGGAGTCATTGGTTTACGTGCACGTCTTATCTTTTTTCGTTCTGCCATATCATCTCTCTAAAATTAATGAAACTATATTATAGTCCATAACGATTGTCAGGTCAAGTTTTTAGACTTTGGAGTAGATTAGTCCACTCTGCTGCGCGTAGATCCCAATTGTAGAAATTGTCAGTCCAGTTCTTGGCGAACGAAAGTTTTCTTTGATTGTTTTCGTCCCAGTAATCTTGAACTGCTGCAAATAACTGGTTAGCGAATAAATTAGCGTGAGTATTTTGATCCTCACTAAACTGATACATTCTTGCCCAATGTCCAGTTGTTTCTGGTAATGCAGCGTGATTAGGACAAACGATCTCGCAACCAGCACTCATTGCTTCGATTGCAGCAATACAAGATGTCTCTGGCCATGTGTTAGGGTATCCGAAGATGTGTGCTTTCTTCAATGCGTCACGCACCACATCATTAGGTTGGAACCCATGATAGGACATCTGAGGATGCTCTCTAATGGACTGGAACAGTTCCTCGTATGGTTGGTCACGTTCCTTCCATCCATACGCCTCGAACGACGAGAAGACGTCTAAATGAACCTTATCACCAAGTTTTTTAGCGATCTCGGTCACTGCTGCAACGAGTAGATTAAGACCTCGATGTGGCGTGGTATGGTAGATGATACGCACTACATCACCCTCTACACCCTTATCTTCTTTTGATAGGGTAATGGGGTCGATGGCGTTTCTCAACACCGTAGAGTAGTGATATGGGACTCCGAGACCCATGTTATAGGTTGCCAGTTGATAGTTGGATACGAATACCAGCTTAGCGAATCGCTTGATCGAATCTTCTTCTTGTAGATGCTTAGACTCTGGATCATTCCAAGTGTCATGCAACCAAAGAATATTCTTTTTCTTGGGATCAGTCCAACGAACACGAGACTTGATAATGTTGAACTCTTCAAGTAGTGCATTATCGACACGATCGTGTAATGCTTTATTCATCATCTCAGTACCACCCATAGCACCAGTATAAGTGCCATCTTTGGATGGTCCAAGTTCTACTTTTTCTGTATCATCTATTATATTCAAACTCATTATCACACCACATTTGTTATTGAATCCATTCTAAACGAACGCCACGCATTCTTTTCAGTATCCCAAACTACAACGACACCAACATTTTCTTTCTTTGAAGACTCGACTGAAGGAACAACATCTTCCTTCAACGTGCATTTCATTACACGTTCCGTACCATCTTTTTTAGTGAAAGTTACTGATACATCGCCCTCTTTAAGTTTACCGATTAGTTCTTTTCTTTCCATTATTTAGATCCTCTATCACATTTGCTTGTTTACAACTACTCCATCCGCAGTTGACGTCTATTTTATTGCCACAGATAACGCACTTCTTACCAAAGATACGACTCCACCCATCATTGTATTTGATGGCATCATGTTTCCTTACTGCATCACCTTTACCACCGTGCCACTGTTTACTCATTACCACGCTCCTAATGATACTCCAAACCCATATATATTCATCACAGAGAAGTATGCGACGAGAAACATAGGAAAGGCGAGTGATCTTCTGTAATAAGCATATGCGCCAGTTACCGATCCAATAAAAAACAGAGGATAGATATATTCCATCTGAGGATTATCGGCAGTTGTTGCCAACATAAAACTAGCAACAACCGTGAAAACAAAACTGATTATCTCAAAGAGAAAAGCAATTTTGTCCGAGTGATAACTTTTTAGAATGAAATCCATTATCTACCTTGTCCACGATACTTCTTGTAACTGCGCTTGTAACCTTTATTCATTGATGCAGTTTTTGGTCTTGCTCCACCGATAGAAGTTCTCTTGCCTGCGGTACTTTTCCTCCAAGAATCTTCTAAACTCATTTTCATCTTTGACATCTATATCCCTTATCTAACATTAATATCTACAGGTGCTTTCGAACCCATAACTGGACGATACTTCATGAACTTAGTGAAGTACATTCCATTGTACTCGTAAGTCACGTGGTATCCTGATACTTCTTGAACATTGGTCACAACTTGTTGACATTCAGTTCTGGTATTGTAACCGATAACCTGATTGTGTCTTCTAGAACGAGCATCACCTGCTTGCGCACCAATAACAGCACCTGCAGCAGTTGCCCAGTCTTTACCAGAACCACCACCAACTTGACTGCCGACAACACCACCAACAATCGCACCAACTAAACCACTAGTTGAACCAAAGGTTCTGTCAACAACACCACCGATGACACCACCATTTGATGGTGCACTTCCATATACAGGAACTTGTACATTACTACAAGACTGCGAAGGAATACTTCGTGATCCCATAACTTCTTGTGATCCGACAACAGTAGCATACTGTGCAGCAGATACTGATCCTGCAATAACTAATAATCCAACTGTAAGTAATTTTTTCATTTTAATAATCCTCTCCATAATATCCAAAATCTAATTGTTGCATGTTTTCAAACTCATTGACAACCCACATTGTAGGGCAACCAACGTCACTAGCAATCTTGTCGAAGTCTGGTCTAGCACCACACTCTTCAAGTCTTTCTTGTACATCTGATAAAATTTGTTTAATGGCAGACATTAGGCAAGCACCTCATATCCGTATGGTGCAACTTCAAAACGTTGACCCTCCATAATCATAGTGTCACCAGTCATGGTAGACCGATGTCCAAGTTCTATACCACCTTCAACATCATTACAGATAA